AGAGGCCCCCGAAGTAGATGACCCGATCGTGCGACCGTTGGCACGAACGAAGCCGGTAACTATCCCGGTGCCATAGGTGATTTTCATATCACCAGTGGTCAGGATTGTTGTCGGATCGACGGGAGAACCGCCGCCGCCACCAGAACTAGCCCCAACGACTAGGATACCGTCTGCGCTGACCTGGGTGACGCCATTGGCGTCTGTGAGCAGGATCTTGACAGAGCCGTCCGCGAGGAAAAACTGCGGCAGGCGGCCTGCGGCATCGCAGGTGAGCAGGCTGCCACCAGGGACCGGGATCGTCAACGCCGAATCCTGATAGGCCGTTTGTGGAGTTCCGACCGTTCCGGCTTGAATTATGTTGAGTTTACAACCGGCTAGGACATGCCCGTATTTATCGAATTGTTGCGACAGCGAGTATGGTATAGTTCCGGCTGCAAAGGCTGGTGTTGCCAGCACAAAAAGCGCCGCAAGGGCGATGGAAAGACGTTTGAGCATTTAGGAGCCCTGATGCTTTGGAAGCTATTTCAGTTGTCGATCATGGCCGCGGTGATGTGCGGCAACATTTATTACCAATGGACCCCAAACCCTTATGTGGTGGGCTTGCTTGGCCTTGGAGCCGCATTCATCGCGACGTGGATATTAGTTTGCCTTGGTACGCTGATCCGTGGTCGCAGCCCCGAGCGCCCCGATTATTCGGCCAGCCATCATAAGCGCACGGTCGGAGCGCGCTGGGATCCGGACAATGTTGCGCAGCGCTTGGCCAGAATTCGGGCTGGTGAGGATGCGCGCAAGCTGGTCGAGATTCCGTCCGAGGCTCCAAGCCTTGAAGGTGTCATTAGCGAAGCTCATCCACTTACCCGGACTCGCGCCCTTGGCGGCAAGCGAAGCCAGCCCAGAATTGGACATTGATTGAACTTCTAGTTCGTTGAACGCGGTCAAGGAGCCTTTCGGCTGCCGAGCACCCGTTGCCGACATGATGTCCAAAAGCTGTTCAAAGCCCTGCCAGCGTGCACGACCGTTCGGCAGAGCCTCAATAGCCGCCTGAAGATTGGCGCGTTGTTGGGAATTACCAGCGATCAGCTTTGCGAACTTCGCGCCAGAAAAGTGACTTGCGCCGCCCTGTAATTCTCTGGCTGCCTCGTTGAAAACCATTTCCGCGTGCGCGCGAACCAATTGCTCGGCTACTCTTGGGCGATGCTGCACAAGAGCTCCCACCGCATCCCTGATTTCGCCTTCGCTGGCAGGCAATGGATTTGACGGGAATAGCGCGTTGATAACGCGCCGTGTGTCCGGTTGATCTGCGATCTTTCCAAGAGGACCGCGCTGAAGTGGCTCTAGGTATTGGCGCCGAAGTGCAGCCTGATCGTGCAGAGCAGTCTCGTAATTGCTAACCATACCGGGGCCGCCGACAGCTTGCCTGTCTGCGGCAATAGCGACGTTCCGCACGGTGTCGGCCATCTGCCCCGTCGCGGATGATACCGCTTGACTATGCCCCGGCTGTACAGGATTTGAAGCTCGCTGCGCCCGCTCCTCAAGCTCCTTCTTTACGGCATCATAAACCGCAACCGACCTGTCACTTTGGGTTCGGATATTGGCATTGCGCGCCGGATCGTTGCGAACCGTATCCAATGCCTCAACGAAAAGCGGATCATCACGCATGGCAGCATGAACCTGGGCCGGCACCAGGGTTTGGCCTGCCGCGTCATAAGATGGCCGCGTAGCGCGGTTGATAGCCCCGCGAACACCATTTAATGTTGTTTCAGCCGCTCTTGACGCTTCCGGCCCGAGCATGGACGGATCCTGGGCGGCCGGACCAAATGACCTATCCAATTCGCCCCTTGCAGCTCGATCGACCTGTCCCGGCCGATCGGCAAAAAACTCCTGCATTGCTGGACGAGTCTGGCCGTGGCTTTCAAGGATCCGCTGGGTATCGGTTAGAACTGGTTGACCCGTCACCCTGGTTAGCGCTTCCGGCCATGTCAGGGTAACGCCGCGCTGGCGGCCATGCTCGATCAATTGACCAGCGCGGGTGATATCCTGTTCGGTTATCGATGCAGGAAGCTTCGCCCGCAACACCTGTTCGGCAGATGACGGACCAGACATCCCCACGGCAACGCCGCCCGCAAGAAAAGCAACCAAAGCCTTCACATAGGGATTCTGGTCGCTGAAACGTCCGGCGGTGATGGACGCCGCCGCGGGAATGGCGACCTGGGTGATGCCCTTCCGAATGAGTCCTCCCGGCCCAGCCAAGGCCGCTGGTACGAATTCCCCGACCGTCTGGGCATCCGCCTCGGCCTGGTTGGCGGGCGTGTGGAGCAGCCCTGTGTTCTCTACAGAGCCTTGAAGCTGCGCCGAGGTCGGCGGGGCATAACTGCCGGGAAGATCGCCGCTTCCGGCCTGTGCAGCTGGCAGGTTGGCAGTCTTGGCGCTTTCGTCGCGAAGGAACTTGGCAGCCCTTCCGAGCATGGAATCGTCGGCAGGCGCAGGAATGTCCGGCAGCTTACTCGCGACATAATCCGCGCCTGTTTTGGCCAGCTCTGCGATATCACCTGGGGCACCTGCGAGACCAATCACGCCTTTGGCGATCCCGGTCAATCCGGCTTTCCCCAGCCCTGAAGCAGTGACGCCATTAGCTTCAGGAAACGCATCCCAGCTATCAGCGCTCGCCTTTGGCGCCTCTGGGAAGGCTGCCCAATCGTCCCCGCTCGGCGGTGCGCCGCCCTGCAATGGACCCAGATTAGCGCCTGTGTAGGGCTGCTGATCCATTACGGCACGATCCGCTGCACGCCATTGGGATCGGTGAACGTGTCGCCCTTTTTCAGCTTGCCAGAAGCAACGGCGGCATGGACATCCGAAGGCGAGTTGAATTTTGGCGTTCCGCCGGAAGGCGCGGTCGGCGCGCTGGATCCGTCTATAACCACTTTCTTGATAGCGTTGTGCCAATCCTTAATCTCAGCATCGGAGAACAGCGGATGGGTTTTCCCGTACTGCGTGACCATCTTGTCAAAGCCAGCGTCAAGGACGCCATTCTGTTCCTTATAGTTCTGCGCCATCTCTGCGATGTCGGCATTACGCTGATGGGTGCGGAGTGCCATCTCCACGAGGAGTTTATTCGCTGGCACTGAGTTATCGGGAGCGGCGGATGCCGTTTGCGCCATCTTGATTTCAGCGACCCGGATTTGGCCCATGCCCTTCAATGCACCGAGCGATCCGAGCACGTTCGCGGCGGTCACTTTGCGCAACATCTCTTGCGGAACAGCCGCGTCCGGGTTGATCCCGACCGCACTCTTGAGCCTCTTATAGAGCAGGTTATACTTTTCACCACTACCAGAGAAGAAGTTCGGATCGTCCATCTGCGTTTGCAGCATTTGAAGCTGCGGAATTTCCTGTTGAGCTTTCGTGCCATTATCGATCAAGCTCTGATATTTCTGAGCGGAGAGCTTTGCATCCTCAGTCGCGGCGGTTTTCTTGGCTTCGTTCTCGGCCGAGAAGTCTTGGAATGACTCTGTGCCACCCTGGCGCCGATAGAGGTCGTATTCCTTCATCGGGCCGGTCGGAGCGCCTTGATCCTGCAATGCCTTCAGGCGCGTAAGAGCCGCTTCCTGCACAGACTTTGGGAAGGCAGGATTCGACGAGATATAGGTATAATACGCTATCTGCTTTTGGATTTCTGGATCGGTTCCGGTCGGTATCGCGCCACGGGTAGCAACCGCTGACGGCGCGCCGAATGTGCCCTGGTTCTGGTTGACGGGCGCAACTTCCTGCGGCGATGGCGCCGGCTGCCCCTGCGGCGGCACGGGAGATGCCGGCTGCGGAGCGCCTTGTCCAGCACGCATCCTCTGGACAGCCGCTTGAACAACTTGCTTCACTCTTTGAGCAACATCTGGATTGAGAGTTGCATTCGGATCCGTCCGCGTCATGGCGGAAACTTGCTGAATGACAGGACCGGCCAATTCATCGGGGATTCCAGCCGATGATACCAGACCGACAATAGATCCCGGCTGATCGCCTTGCGGGGATCCTCCCGCTGGCTGTTGTGGCGTTGTGGCACCGGCACGTTTGCTCGGGTCGATCGTGACAGAGTTACGCGAGGTAGATGGGCCGACAATTGGCTGCGGGGTTCCCTGCCCGCCCTCAGCACCGCCCATCGCAGCGGCGGCTTGCTGCCCAAGCTTCAACTGATTGCGCTGCAAATCCAGGTTCGAAAGCGCTACGCCCTGCCCTACATCGCCGTGCTGGAACAGCGCTTTCCCCATCGCAGCAAAGTCAGGTTGGCCGTCCGCAGTGGTGGGGACACCACCTTGAAACAGGTTTCGCCCTTGCTGCTGGTACGCCTGATCTCGTCCCTTATAAAAAGCGTCGAGGATGCCGCTGAAATCGGGAATGGTGGCGCGCGACGATGCGCCCGCGCCACCTGCGATAATCTGGTCGATATCAGCCATTAAAAGCCACCAAACAGGCCGCCGGCCAACTTTCCGAGCGACATGATCGCGCTAAGATCATTTTGGCCGATATTGTAGTTATTCATGGTCGCCGCAGCATTAGACGCGCCTTGCGCCGTCTGGTTGGCGTTCGCCGCGTTGCCCTGATTGACATAGTTCGCATTGAGCGCGTTAGCCTGTCCGGTGGCGGCGTTGGCCTGCCCGGCAACGGCATTTGAGTTCGCAGAGAGATAGGGCGAAAGGCCGCTCAGGTAGTTGTTATACTGCTGACCCGCCAAGCCGGTTGCATATTTCATGGAATCCGCGTCGGCATTGCCCGAATTCAGATTACCGGCCGCGGCATGGGTTCGGTTGAGTGCCTGCAAGCCTTGATCGAGGCTGAAGCCATAAGCCCCATATTGCGGGCTGCTCTCGAAATTCTGGGTAGCGCGTTGAAGGCCCGCCGCGCCATTTGCTCCAGATGCATCGCCGTAAGCATTAGAACCCGCGCCGGTCGAGGCAGCAAGATTGCCGTAGAGGTTCGCCGCCTGACCATACCCGGTCGTGATGGCGTTGTTGCCTTGACCATACAGGCTCGAAAGCTGGTCATAGCCTTGCTGCAAACCCTGATTGCGCTGCGCCGCAGCCTGCTCGGCCGTGTCATTACTGAAGAGATCGAAGAGGCCCATTAGGTCGGTGTCCACAGTTTTGTCGCGGCGACATACTTCAACACTTGCGTATCAGTCGGTGCGACTGGCGAAACGTCAGGCAATTGCGAAAGCTTCTGGTGGAATTTGAAATAGTCGTACCAGGTGTCTGTCATCGTCCCTGTCTTTGGATCGATCACCGGAACGTCTTTGCCGGGGAATGGAAACGACATCAGTGGTTCCTAAGTGCCGTATCTTGAGTGGCGCCCAGAAAGCCGCCATAGATCGGATCTGACACCCGCAGCCGCCAGCGTCGGCCTTGACTGCCGGTTAAGCCGGTTCTGAGCATGGTGACGCGAGACTGCTGATATTGCCTGCCGAGCGGCCGGCTGAATTCGTTGCTGTAGGTCAGGCCTCCATCGTTGGACCATGAGATGCCAACCGCTGGCGTGGTCGCGATGGGATCAGGCCCAGTCGCGATGCCAACGCCGGTATCGAAGTTGAAGTCAGCGCGCGCAACTTTTGTGCGGTTCGGGAAGTTGGCAACGGGGCCGCTGTCCATTTCCATG